GATTTTTGTAGTCTAAATAGTACTGAACTTCCTAAACCTCCCGTTGAGAGTGGACTTCCAATACGTAATAAGATAACTGTTGAGTATGCTCAAAACTTAATGAACACTTATTATGCTTTTGGAGATAGATTGATGTCTTGCAGAGTTTAACCAGATCCTAATATTTTGTACGGCAATGTTACTTATAGAGGCCTATAGCGCATGAATTTCAATGATTTTGTTCAACACAATCTTAAAAGGATGGTCAGTTTCATGACTCGTGTCACTGACTAGCAAGTTCCCTTTTAGACTGTTACTTAATGGATAAATGAACATTTAGCATGGACTAACACTAAGAAGCGTCAATATAGCAGAGATATTGCAAACATTATGGCAGAGCTTTAGAAAGATCAACCTCAATGGCGAAATTCATCATTTTCTGTTTTTGGAAAGAAGGGTGAAGTTTCTTGTGTAGATGAGCACCTCGTTGATGGTAACATTCTAAATGATACGAGCTTCCGTCCTAGAGGTATTTATGATATACCTAGGGATTACAAGTTGGCTGCATATATTATCAGTAGTTTGCTAAAACGTCTAAAGATTGTTTGTCCCGCTTTTGTGCATGGAGTAAATTGTACTGTATTTAAAGAAATGTATGATGAATGTATTAAATATGTAGAGTAACCGGAAGTTAAGAGTGTTGATGGTTCTAAATTTGAAGGCTCTTAGAATTACCGTAACAAGGATATCATCAAAAACAGTTTCATTTAAATGTGTGAACCTATACTTAGAGACTGGTGTGATCATTTTAACATTTAACTCAGCCCACTCATATTAGCGTTAGTTATGAAATAAATGACAAGGAAGACTAGTAAATTAATTTTATAACATAGGTAAGACAAGAAACTCCACACAGTTTTCAGAGTAACATTGAGAGGTTTAACTATAAGTGGAGATCCAGCTACGACATTAGATAATACCTTATCTACTATTATGTATAGAGGTTACGAAGCTTACTTAAATGGTTTGGGTCATATTCCTTTGCGTGATCCTTAAACTATGGAAAGAGAGTAATCACTATATAATATATTAGTTGCTGGTGATGATTCTATAATTATAACCCCAAAAAAATCATACTGAACGTTATGTTGAAACAATGCGTGAATTGGCTGCTCGTAATGGAGATCCACAAATACTTGGTTTGGGTCAAGTTATCAAAGAAATTACTGTAGGTAAGCACATTTATGATTTTGATTTTTGTAGTAAAGAGTCATACTTATGTGAAGAGACTGGGCAACATTATATAGTTAGTGATATGTCTAAACGTTTGTTAACAGGTTAACATTACACCGGTGATTGTGCTGCTCTAACAGAAAATCCTTATGAACATAGTTATGCAATAGCCTACTCACTACTCTAAGAATCACTGACTCCTTTAATGCGATCTTATGCTAAT